TTTTTAATATAGAAATCTTCAAGTTGTCCGCCAGCCCAATCTAAGATATTTGTTTTATCTACACCGTTTACATACACATTACCTTCTTTGTTTTTAAACTCAACGACATCTCCCGCAACGATACTTGCGCCTGTGATCGACATCGAGAGAGAGCCATTGGTTACTTTAACGCTTGTTGGTGCGCTCAATTTAACTCTTACGATGTCTGGGACAATCGTGTATGGAATGTATGTGGCAATTTTGCCATCTGATTTATATTGCTTTGTATACTTTCTCGGGTCAGCACAATAGATATCAAAACTAGATACAATTCTGTTTGTGTCGCCTGCAACGGTATTAGCAGATGAAAACCGACCGTGATAGGTGTAGTCTAATTCGTCGTTGAATTGAATCGGAACATCTTTTGTTTTATAGAGATACCACATCAGCAAATCAAATTTCTTTTGTAGCGCTTCTGGATCTTTATCTTCAAGTTTGTACTTCACTGTCAGTGTTCGTGAAGGCAAGGTTTGGTTAGTGGTAATGCTGCCGACCTGAATTGATTCTGATTCAATGCCAACAGATATCATTTCCCTGCCTTCGACTGACAAAGTTTGATAACCTTCAATAACACCTTCTAACAAAATACCATCATAATACATAGCGGAAGTAGGAATGTACTCCGGTATGTATCGTTCGTTTTTTTGCGTGTCCATAAACGGATACATTCTGTTTTCCATTTCCTACCTCCTAAAATTGCATGTTTAAGTTAATCTCGTTGCCTTGCGCTTGACTAATGTCGTCAAGGAAGGCAGAGAATTCACTATTGCCGATTCGAACGTTAAATTGAGCTGGCTTGTTATTGGTTCCGTAGCTGACTTCGTGTTGGACTTGCGTTTGAATCTGACTGTTGACTGCCGAAATACGATTGCCAATATCCATATTTGATGCACGATCAGCAATTTGCGAAGATGCGCGATCAACATAGCGAGCGCCGTCTAGCATACCTTCTGCTAAACCTTGAGAAGTGAACATACCTAATTCAGCCATCACACGTGAAGGAGAGTGGATATTCAGCACATCTTTGATTTTTCCGGTAATAGAACCAGCAACATCTTTGACTGCATTCACTACATCATCAATCTTGCTTCTGATTCCATTTACTAATCCATCAATGATGTCTTTCCCGATTTGTAACAGGTCAATTTGCCTGATGGTATCAAAGGTTTCTTTCACTCTGTCTACGGCATTCGAAACGCCGGTTTTCATGTCTTCCCACGCTTGTGCTGCACCATCTACAATGCTCTTAGCTGTATTAATGACAGCATTCTTGGTGTTTTCCCAAGCGGTTGCGACACCATCTTTGATCGCATTCCACATATTGATTGTGTTTGTTTTAATAGATTCCCACAAATCAACAAAGAATTGCTTCACGCTATTCCAAGTGTCAATCGCACCTTGCTTCATGCTTTCCCATGTTTCATATAACCATGTTTTTAAGGCGTTCCAAGCGTCAATTGTGCCTTGTTTGATATTAGTCCATGTTTCAACAAAGAATGCCACAATACTGTTGAATGTATCAATCGCAATCGTTTGAATCGTAGTCCATATATAGGCTAGTGCTGCTTTAATACCATTCCATATGTTCAAAAATGCCATCTGAACATTAGTTAAGAAGCTATCAAAGATCGCTTTAATGGAAGCCCAAATATTCGCTGCTGCAGTTTGGATATTGTTCCATATCCCGATCATGTTATTCATTGCTTCTTCCCAACCACCTGAGATTAAAGAAGTCACGAATAACACTGGAGCTAGAATAACGTTTTTCATAATTTCGAATATCTGACCGGCAATCTTAACTAAATTAGTCCAAAGTGTTTTCAGGAAAAAGCTCATATGGATAAACGCATTTCGAACACCGTACACAAGCGTTCCGAAACGGCTCATGATTCCATCTGCAATACCTTTAACGATAGATGTAACTGTTGATTTAATCCCATTCCACAAGTCTGAGAACCACTGTGTGATTCCATCCCAAACCGAAACGATATTATCTACACCATCGCTAAATGCTTGCTTCGTTCCTTGCCACATATCGCTAGCCGAATCTTTGATACCTTGCCAAAGGTCTGCAAACCATTGCTTAGTATTCTGCCATCCCTTTTTGACGCTATCCACTGCTTGTTTACTGCCTTCTACTAAACCATCCCATGCATTCGAAAAGAATTCTGTCATTCCGTTCCAAGCAGAGACGATCCAATCAACAGCAGCGCCAACGACGCTTTGAATTCCTTCCCAAAGACCAATCCAGAAATTTCTAAATCCTTCACTTGTATTCCACAGGTAAATGAATCCTGCTACAAGAGCAATAACCGCCGCTATAACGAGTCCGATTGGATTTAAGTTCATCAGGACGTTCATCATTTTTTGAGCGCCGTTGTATAGCTCAACTGCTTTTCTGGCAGTACCCATGACACCTTGGGAGATACTTATATAGCCAATTACTGCCATGATTAGCGGTAAGAAAGGTTTAATCGTATCCCACAGGGTTGTCAAAAAGCTAATTGCCGGTGGAATGCTGTCAGTGATAGCTTTAAAAGCTACGTTTACTGCCCCTTTGATCTTGTCAAAATTTTCCGCAATTGATCCTAATCCTGCATTTTGCATGCCTTCATCAATCGCTGTGATCACATTCGCCAAACCTTTTACAACTGCTGTTTTGATGTTCGCAAAGGAAGTCCTGATACCAGCCGAGTTCTTTTGGGCTAGTTCAGCAAATCCACCGACACCTTCATTTAGTTCGATTAAACGACTGTTAAAATCATCAAAAGTGATGTCGCCTTTTTTCAGAGCAGCATATAAGTCATTCGCTGAGTTGACACCTTGATCACTAAAGGACTTCGATACCTTATCCATCGCAATTGGCATTGTCTCAAGCAAAGAACGCCAAGACTGAAGATCGACTTCTCCTTTTGAGAGCATTTGTTGGTATTGTTGCGCCCCACGGCTTGCATCAGCTGCAGAAGCACCACTGGCCAAAAAAGCATTATTCAGAGCAATCGCTGTATCTGTTCCCTTTTGCAAATCACCCGTTGAAATAGCTAGCTGTTGAGCGCTAGATACGATTTCATCTAAACTTGTTGGCAATCCGTCAATTCCGTCTGTCAGTTTGTTCATTGACTTGTCGACTTCTTCAGCGGAATAACCTAACGCTTGCATAACGACCGGATATTTGTTCAATGTGTCGAAACGATCAATCGCACCGCCTAATGAACTAGTAACTAAGCCGATAGCATTGTCAATCAATTTAAAAACCCCGATACCTTTGGCGATATCGAGGATAGAAGTATTCGTTTTTTGAGTGCTGCTATCTAAGTTGTTCATCGAACTATCAGCATTCTTCATGGTAGAAGAAAAATTCTTGTCGACAGCCGAAAGGATCGCTTCAACGCTATATGATTCCATAGTTTTCCTCCTTTCTTCAGGAGTTTACAAATCTCGGTACTTTTTCATCCTTGCCCAAGATTTTTTTTTCAAGTTTTTCCTTGTTAAAGAATTTTTCGAAGGTGTCAAATAAAGGAACCTCGTATTTACCACGTTTTTTAGTAGCTTTAACTTGATTATTCGCCCATGCTTGGTAATGAATAAGCTCTTGTTCGTCTAACCTTTTGAGACGATAAGCAATAAGCCTTGTTTCGTATTCCGTCATTGTCATTCGATCAATGTCTAAAAAGTCATTAATCCCGAGATAACGCAGACAGTTTATCTGGACAGTGTTATAAAAATCTTCTTCTACTTGCTTTCCTTGATTCTGTTTTCGACTTTTAGTGTTTTTTTCTTTGTAAATTCCGACTTTTTTAATTCTTCTAGTACCAAATCAAAGAGTTTATCCGAGCCGATTTCACCAACTAGGGCAATCAAATCTTTTTCTGCTACTCGTGGTGACTCTGTTGCATTGGCTACTTTTAACATTTCAATCAAAGTCTCGATATCTTCGTTAAAGAAATTCACTAGCGTTGAATCTAAGCCAAGCTTCATTGTCATCCCTTGCTCTACAACGGAATATCTGCGGTTCATTTCACGGATAAACCCAAATCCAAAAATAAAGCTATACTCTTTGTCGTTAATCGTTAGTTCCATTTATTCATCCTCCTAAAAATAAAAAGCACTCAATCAAGAGTGCTTATCCTTCTGGTGTTTGTTTTGTTGTGTCCACAAATGCATATTGAACTGCATTTTGTTGTTCGGTTGTTAGTGTTGCATAGCCGTCTTGATGAATCATTTGTACGGCGTATTCCAATGAAACTTCAACATTATCTTCAGCAGAAGCCGTTTCTTCGTAGCTTGAGATATACACTTGCATATATTTAGCTGCAAATTTCCCTGTATCGCCTTCTTGTGGTTCGAGTTTGTCAATGATCCATGTTTCCACCAATTTGTTGTTCATAAATGCATCGTAAAGCATTTTGAGAGTTTCGCTGCCACGTTCATATAAAGCAGTAGAACTGAAATCATATTCAATTGCTCCTACAGTTTGAACAGTGCCATCTTTAGTTTCGGTAGCATCTGTACTGCGTGACATACCGAATGTATGCTCGGTTTGATAAGTAACAGTTTTTGCAGCTTCTTCAGCTTGCTTTTCCAAGTCCCGATAGACCAAAATGACGTCAATACCTTTTTTTAGTGCCATTTAAATTCCTCCTATTAATCTAAAATTCAATTCAATAATCGCTCGTTTAAGCGGTGTGTTTGTGCTTGTATCTGTTACTGTCTGTATGTCGCTTGCATTCGTGTCTAGCGTCCATGAATATCCGTCAGATGTATTTACTTGCATCGCTTGCTCAAACAAAGCAGACGCTATTTCAGACACCTGTTTTCGCTTTTTATGCAATCCCCATACAGAAATCACGATCACGACATTTCCCAAGACATGAGACTTGTTGATAGAGTGAAGTGTTTGAGTGTCTTCAAATTCTACAAAAGGATAGCTAGTAGCACTCGCTGGTTTGTAGTCATAAGTTTGATAACCCAATGCAATCGATCGTTTAAACATTTCATCGAAAATTGATTGTTCTCTAGTCTTCATCTATTCCACCAACCGTTCTAAATCAGATTTAAATTTCGACTTCTGAATTCTCAAAGGAGGTAAGAAAAAATCACGCTTGGCCATAAAACGTGTACCTCTGATTAAATACGGAGAGTACTCTGTTTTTGGTCCTGTATGTCCTGAAAGTCCTTTGTTAGAGATCTTCATCGTAATGCTTCGCTTAGTCGCTCCAGTAGGTTTAACGAATTTGCCGCCTTCCCAGTGACCTGTGAGTACCTTTTGGGTCTCTCTTTGCATCGCTTCCGTGAGTTCCGCAGTATTTACTTTTACAACAGTTTTAACATCATCCATCGTGGCGTTTTTTTTGAGTTTCTTTGACAATCCAGATAATCCATTGATTTGAAAAACCTTTCTCTTACTCATTTGCAGCCACCTCCTGAACGATAAAAGTATTTTTCATTCTAAGGTTACGTTCAGTGATAATCTCGAACTTCTCCGTTTTGCTCCTTAGTTTGTTAAAGATTAAAACGTAATCCCACTCTTTGGTGTAAGGTCGAAGCAAACGAATCACTTTTGCGCCTTGCTTAATATCTCCAAACAAAGCTTTCGAGCGGTCAGTTCCCAAATCAGTTACATTAGCAAGCTTGATCATTTCTTCTAAAGTTGGCTCTACATGCTCTCCCAACTCTGGATCATAATAGCCATCTTTTTCGATAACGAAGGTTACTTCTGTGTCATATCTCATAAGAACCTAGCCACCCCTCTACGAGGAACGCTATTCTCTTTTTGCTTTTCTTTGTATGCTGAAATATCATCTTCAAACTCATCTAAAAGCTTTCCGTAAGAGATTGACTCACCTTCTTGCCCGTACGAGCTCATACCTTCGTTACCCTTGCGGTTAAATCGCTTGATAGTACATTCGACCACGATATAGTTCAAAGCCGTAGGAACGTTCTCTAAGAAGCCTAAACGAACACATAGTTGGCTTGAGATTCGTTTGATAAAGTCAGTTAGTTGTTTATCGAGTTCTTCGTTATCAACTTCGAGCGATCGTTTTACTTCTTCTAAGGTTTCGTCCATGACTGCCTCCTTTCAAAAATAAAAAGGCTAGTCAAATGACTAACCTTTCTTTTTAGTTGATTTAGTTGGTTTCTTAACTTGTTTTTCCTCGATCTTAATCGGTTCTAAGAATCCTCCGCCAAACGCTTCAAGATTTTTCTCAATTTCATCAAAGCGCTCTTTGTTCAAATCAATCTCTTGACCAACTTTATAAGTTTCTTTCGTGTGAACATCAATGAAAACTTTAGCTACTTTATATTTGGACATAGAGGGTCACCTACCCTTCTGCTAATACAGTTGCTTGGAACACGTTGTCTGCTTCAGGGAAGCTAGGAAGTGCAGTACCAGCTGCTTTTGTCCATGTTCCAACAGGATCAAGATTTGATTCATAAACCATTGCAAAAATGTTTCCAACTTGATAATCATTAGAACCACCAGATAATAGCCGAGATTCTTCTGGTGTTACACCGAAAATAGATTCGCCCGGATTTTCATCACCAAACATGACAAGTTTATTTTCTGGGAAGTAACGCTCTTTGACCAACACGCCTTGAGCATTTTCTTTATAGTACTTAGCATCGTACGTTGCGATTACTGGCAAACCAAATTGTTGTAACAACTGATTTAATGTTCCAGCTGTTGGCAACAATCCAGCATCTTTGAAGTAAGCTTTGATACCAGCATTTTGCAAAATAGCATTACGCACTTTAGTCGAAGTTAAGATCCGAGTTGGTGTAGTATCTAGCGTACCTGCCCAGGTAGTTAATAATCCGATAACATCGGTAGAAGAAGCAGCGAAATCAACGGTAGCTTTGTGTTCTGCCGGAACACCGTAATCAACAACTAGATCCAATCCGTTTTCATCTAATGTTACGGTTCCGTTTGCCAATACTTCCATACGCATTTTTTCAACACGTGCATTGACAGAAGAAACCATTGAAAATACATCGTTATATACTTCATTTTCCAAAAATGCTTGTTCTTCAGCAGTACGAGGATTACGCAATGCAATCAAGTCTTTTTCTTTCAACTGAATTTTGCGTTTGATAAAAGCTAATTCTTGAGCGCTCCGAGAAGCCACACGAGATGCAATTTCTGCCTCAGTATCAAATGCATGTACGCTTGCGATCGTTGGAATACGAGTACCTGCTTTTAGAATGTCAAATTCAAGTCCTTGCACCTTTCGTGCTGGAAAAAGTGTTTCACCCAATAAAGCGGGAGCTTGACGGTTGTTTACATAGTCTAAAACGTTACGTTGTGAAAATAATTCTGCGATATTTGCCATTTATTTTTTCCTCCTATATTCCTATTACAGTCCGCTTGCTGCGGCTGGTAAAGCGATCATTTTTCCAGATGCATCATATAATTTGATTTCCCGCATTGCTGTTTGAGCTGCATCGCTTGGCTTAACCGGTAACCGTTCAATTAGAATGTGTCCATCAACAATAACGCCCACTGGTTGAGCGCCGTTACTAACATCAACATCATTGATCGTGATTCCTTCTGCTGTTGCATCGTTTGCAGGGAAGATAGAGCCCGCTGGTAAAACACCATTTGTAACTCCCGCATGAGTATCATCAACCTGTTTTGTGAATGAAATGAATTGTTGAGATTTTAGAAAATTGATTTCTTTGAATGTTTCTGATTTTTTAACATAAACCATTGA